CGCTTTTGAAGAATTGGTTGCTGAAATGGGATCAGCATTCCTTTGCCAAGATTACAACATAGAGGGAGATTTGCGCCACGCTGACTATATCGGCTCTTGGCTCAAGTGCCTAAAAGCGGATAACAAGGCAATTTTTAACGCTTCAGCACTAGCGCAAAAATCTGCTGATTACATCAATACATTTAAAGCTGTTGATCTAGAAGCTGTTGCATAGTGTTAACTGATAGGCGCTTAGAGATAGGCGCTTATCGGATTATCACTAGATAATCACCTAACCTAACTAATGGGAGATTCAATTATGAGCAATATAGAAAACTTATCCGATAACGAATTAAAAGAGATAAAGGCATTCGTTAGAGGGCTTATCGAGGGTGTAAAAGATAGCAATCCACCAGAGCGAGTAGATTTTATTCTAGAAGATTATTGGAATGCATGGGATAACACTATTGATGTAAACATATGGATCGATGAAACAGATCCACAGAAGTATTTATGTACCTTGTATCGTGTTTTTAATAATATTCGTGATGATGAAACATTTCAGCGCTTAGATTACTTAAAAAGCTAACCATTAACCTAACTAACCTAAAGGGGATTTTATGACTACTAACACGCTAACACTAGTGCAAGAGGTTTATTTTGATCTATGCGATCTATTGGACAATAACGAGCTTGACGATAGGATTAAGGGTTTTTATGAGTTTGATTCGATCCGAGATTTCATAACAGAGCAAAAGCAAAAATTAGCTCTCATTGAAAGGGCTTTAGATTCTAATCATTTAGATGTCAGCAAGTACGAATCAAAAGCGGGTGATGAAGATTCATTTTCTAATCTTAACTAGCATGAGCGCTAAAACCAAATATAGCGCTTACCTTTACTGGTCAGCTAAACAAGGTATCCAGGCGCTTAGTTTTAACGCCTGGCTTTCTACTGTTAAACCTGGGAGATTAGACTAATGATCCACTACAATGATACTTTTATCGATAAGGTGATAGCGATACTATCCTGGATAGCTATCCTAGCGCTTTTAATGCTGTTTTAAGCGCCTTTCTCATAAAGGTAAGGGGTAAGTATCATCCCCTTACTTTTAACGCCTTAAATCGCCTGTTTTAAAAAACCATTATCTCTATTGATTTACGCCTGGTGCTAGGTGTCATGCCACTTGCACAAGATAGGGCAATTCTGGGCGCTATGCCCATATAGGGCATTTCTACACACATGATGAACCCTTACCATTACCAAGACCACTAAACACGCTACCTGATGCGCCTAGGTCATTCTGGGCGTTACCCGTCATGCAACCCCGATGGTGAACCCCAAATGATTTAGAACCACATACATAGATGTTTCTATACGATGTATAACCTACGATGTCTAACCTACTACTATGTTCTATTCTACTACTATGTCTATTCTACGAAGTTATATGATAGAAAGAGAATATAGGATTCTATTCTACGAAATATCTATTCTACGATGTCTATTAGAACTACTATGTCTATTCTACTACTATATATATATATTACTATATATCTATTATATAGAATTCTATGTATGCTTTACGAAAGATACATGATTAAAAAAATAGTTGCATTAGAAAAAGTAATGGTGTAATCTACGCTTGTAGTACTAATCAGATAACCTAACTATGAGGACAATTCGTATGAAACTATGCACTAGCTGTATGCACCTACGCTCAGGTGATGAGTGTTCTGTATTACCCCAAGTCAATCCTGTTAACGGCAAACCGATCTATTCGTTTGCATATACCTATCGTATGAATGAAGAACGATGCGGTATGGATGCTAAGTGGTTTGAAGAAGTAGACCACGAAGCGCTTGATGAACTATCCACAATTCCATTCGGGAGATAAACCATGGCAAGAACCAAAGGTAGCACCAACACAACCACAACTCTACAAAAGCGTATTACAGCGCTGGAAGGATTAGTAGAGCGCCAGGATGAAGCAGTCGAGCAAGGACTTGATGAGATTGCAGAGCTACGCAAGCAAGTAGATTTCTATCGTAAGCAAGTTAATCATCTAATTGCACTACTCAATATCATTACTAGGGGTGCATGATGGCTAATGCTCAATCAGACTTTGCGCCAGATGTGCGCAATAGCGCCTGGTGGAGTGGTGATTCCCGCATGGCTGCTAATGGTCGTGCGGTGGATGCCATACTTACCAAGCAAGGTAAACGGGAAGCGCCAGACCTATCCAATGTCGAAGCGGTGCAGATGGGTCATATCATGCAACCCGTCATTGGGCGCTTATTTCAAGACAAACATAAGATGGAGTTAAAGGAAGCGGACTATGCTCTCACTCACCCCAAACACGATTGGATGCGTTCTCATTTTGATTTCATTAGTGCAGATGGTCGTGTGCTTGTTGAAGCAAAAAACTATAACGCTGGAGTTCGCAATAAGTTTGATGCCGATGCTAATCGGATTCCTGATGCTGATCTTGCCCAGCTCATACACGAATGTGCTTGTCATTCTATCGATCGTATATTTTTGGCTGTTCTATTTGGTGGAAGCGAATTCGTAACCATTGAGTTTGAGATCACCGAGGGTATGAAAGATGACCTAGTACAGCGTATGGCTAAGTTATGGGCGTATTGCAAGACCGATAGCCTACCACCAGCAGAAACCATAGAGCAGACCAAACTGATCTATCCAAATAGCACCGATGAATCTATTGTTGCAACGCAAAATATTGAGGTAGCAGTAGCCCAACTCAAGCAATACAAAGCCAGCATTAAGGCGCTTGAGGATCAAAGCGAAGCTCTAGAGGTAGCGATCCGTAACGCCATGGGAGATAAGAGCGAGATCATCTCCATCTCAGGCGATACCTTAGTGACATGGAGATCCGCTAAGACATCCAAGCGCTTCTCTAGTGATCTCTTTAAACAAGCCATGCCAGACATTTACGAGCAGTTTGTAATTGAGCAACCTGGTAGCCGTAGATTTTTAGTGAAGTAAAGCCTAATGAAAGGGGATAAGATGAGCAATATTGTCAGCTTTACGGATATGTCGCAGATGGCAGAAGCAATAGCCAAAAGCGGTTTATTCGGGATGAAGGATACCAATAGCGTGTTAGCGCTAATGGCAGTAGCACAAGCGGAAGGTATGCACCCCGCCACAGCAGCACGGGATTTTCATATCATTCAAGGCAGACCAGCATTAAAAGCCGATGCGATGCTAGCAAGGTTTCAAAATGCGGGTGGTAAAGTGGACTGGAAGGACTACACAGATGAGAAAGTTACAGGCGTATTTAGTCACCCCAATGGTGGAGAGCTTGCCGTTACATGGACAATTGAACAGGCAACCAAGATCGGTCTTGTCAAACCAGGTTCGGGCTGGCAAAAGTTCCCAAGAGCAATGCTCAGATCCCGATGCATTTCGGAAGGTATACGATCGGTGTTTCCTGGAAGTGTTCAAGGGTTCTATTCCGTTGAAGAAGTAAGTGACTTTGATGCGCCTAAGCCCAAAGACATGGGTGGCGTAGTAGTAGATACCAGCACGGGGGAGATCGATCTAAACACGATCAAAGAGGATATTCCCGATTCAACCCCAGACATTCCAAAAGGTAATTTTGGCAACATGGTTCATAAACTGCACCTATATGTTCCAGGTCAGCAAGAGCCATACGCCACATTCTTTAGTCTTGAGGATTGGATTGAAGGATTTCTGGATCTATTCCAGCGCATCCAGAACTCCACCAAGTATGACGATAAAGAGAAAACCAAGAAGTACAACCAACTACGAGCTGCCAACGATGCCTTTACAAAGACATGGAGTGGTGTGCAGACATCTAAGTTTTTAACCCGCATAGCTGAAATAAGGAGAGATTAAATGGCTAATGGACATATCGCCCAAATGGGCAAAGGCGTATTGTTTGGTAACGCTGATAAGAAGCATGAGAAAGCACCCGACTGGAAAGGCACGATGTTGCTGTCTGAGGATTACAAAGCGGGTCAAACGCTCAAGATTGCTGGCTGGACTAAGAACACCCCAAAAGGGCAGCTCATTAGTCTATCCGAGGATAACTGGAAACCACAAAATACCCAGGAATATCCAAGAGAAGTAAACCATGTTAAAGATTCAGATGTACCCTTTTAAGGAGATCACCATGAAAAAAGCAATTGCTATTGTTTTACTGTCGATGATGTCATTAAGCGTATCAGCCCAGGTTAAATGCCAGCCTGATGGTAGAGGTGGAATGTGCTGTTGGGATGTAGGCACACAAGGACCATTTAAGCCTATTGGCTGTTAATGATTGTTCTAGACCTACCCTACCCACCCTCAATCAATAACTACTGGATTGCTAGTGGACACCGCAGATTTATCAGTAAGCGTGGTGTCCTCTTTAGACAATCTGTTATGGAATATGTTATGGACAACGAAGTTCCAAAGCTAGGAGAGCAGTCTTTGAGTGTGCATATTGTGTTAAGACCACGAAGCAAGAAGCTCATGGATATTGATAACTGTGCCAAAGCGATTCTCGATGCTTGTGAACACGCTGCTATTTTTGATTCCGATGTCCAGGTGGAAAAGCTATTGATTGAGCGAGGACTACCCAAGAAGGGTGGCGGGTGTGTCGTAATGATTGAAGTAATCCCCTTTAGCTCAGAAAAGAATCCGCAAGGATAGTTAGGTAAGGTGCGCCAGCCACCTCTTTGGGCAAGCTGGCACTACTAGGGAGATAGGCATGAATGTTCCATACAACACAGGCAAGATTAAGATTGGTAGCAAGTATGTGCCACCGAAGCCAAACTACATGGATGAGGATTCCGAACTGATCCAAAGCGCCATGTTGGGCTTGTGGGCAAAAGAGCGCAGATACGAGATGAAATGGATCGCTTACCTTTTGTCTTTAGCTCTATGTATTTTTATTCTTATGGCTGTCAAGTAATGGACTTTAATGAGCCTGAAGATAGCTTCATGGATGTTGTATGTAAGCTATTGATTCTATTTATGACTGTATTGATTGCCTTATTAATTGGCTGGATCATCGGCAAAATATGATCTACTTTCTTTCTAGCCTAGATACCTATGAGATTGCATGGGCAGCAGCAGATCGATGCAAGTACAAGCGGGATCAGGGTTTGGTCAACTACAGGCGGGTAGATAAGAAGCGGGATAACTACGGCACAGCTAGGGAAGGATTGACTGGCGAGTGGGCAGTCAGCAAATACCTAGACATTCCCGTAAATCTTGAAAATTATTTGGGGGGTGACCCAGGATGGGATTTTGAATATAAGGGCTTGAAGGTAGATGTCAAGACAACTAGGGCTAAGTACCTACTGTTCCAATCCCATGCTCATTTCAAAGCCGATGTAGCCATCCTAGTGCGCTATCACCAAGACTTCTTAGTAGAAATACTAGGCGCTATTACACGGGATGAATTTTTTAAGGTAGCCCA